TACTCCAACTTTGCAGAACCTCACCAGTATTCGTATCTACAATTTCGATCTTAGTTGTTCTACCTAATTTATTTTTCTTTGTTCGTTTCTCGTATCTCATGTGAGACTCCTATAAGTCCTTTGCTTGTTTTAATTCCGAAAAATGCCAATTCCCTTGTATTTTTACAGACATATATGCCTTACCATTACTGTGACAAATGCCAGTGTCACCGTCTATGCCTTCACTATTTGTAAAAAATTCCTGTTTCTCATTTAACATAACATCTTGTTTATTATCAAGTTCCACATCTACATCTCCTGTAGACTCAAAAACCAATCTACCCATTTGACCACCACCTCTAGCTGGTCTATCAGGATTTCCACCATAATCAGGATTTATTTCTGTATGTGCTTCTCTAGCCATTAGGGATTACTACCTAATAAATCATAATCTATGTCTATAGATTCAATTTCCATATTGCTTGCAGCGCAACTAATAGTAACAAATCCAATCTTACCTACACTGGAAAATGCTTTACTGACAGATGCAATCGCACTTTGTGAAGCAAAGGTAATCGTTGCATCGGCTGAAGAGAATGCATTGCTATCTAAAAATATAGTTACCGTTACCGCAGAAGATGCCTTATACACCATTGTTATCTTTCTAAATCTTTTTTGTATATCTGGTGTACCAAAATCAAATTTTTTGGTAGTAACCGTTGCAGTGTTACTTGCTGCTGAACCAGTATTTACCTCTTTGATTCTCGTAGAACTAGCCATCAATCCACCTCTAAATATTGTGCGCGTAAATCATTACTAATTATAAAATTACTTCTCTGTCCAGCACTTTCTATATCTCTTAAAACCCAACTCCCATTATCCATATTCATAACGTAGATTGTAGTAGTATTGGTATCTGGAACAAATAATAATTCATTGTCTACTCCATCATAACCAACCATAGGCTCATCAAAAGCTAATGCCTGATAAGTATCTCTAATAGGATAAGACAATTCACGCACTGCATTATTTGTTACCGAATAAATACCAGATTTATTGGAACACACAATTCCTAATGGAGTCTCAAATACTGCGTGCTTATGCTGTGCGCCTACTCCAACAAAAAGCTTTTCCATTTGTCTGCGAACATTATAGACATAGGTGTTATTTTTCTTAAAGATAAAAAGTCTATCACGGTATGCACACATTTTTATAATTATATCACCATCATTTCTACCTACATCAAAAAATCTACCAGGCATAATTTCATCATATTTAAATGGGTCTGTGTAATACACCCTATTATTGGCTCTAGCAGTTTGATTATTCTCGTCAACAGTATCTACATTTCCATAATATGCTCGGTTATTCACCACAGCAGCAGTATTCCATTTAATAGAATTAACAGGAGTTTCTGCTGCCCTACCTGTTAAACTGTTATAAGTAGCGAGTTTTAATCCATCGTGAGGTAAATACCATGTGGCTACTTTATCTGTGGAGATATCTGCTGCGAAGGCTCTTGCACTACTAAATGAAAATGGTGTTTGTGCGTGTTCTTCTCCAATCCAATTTTTCCAATTTACTGTAACACCAGATCCAGAAGTAACCTTTCCAGTTGTTAGATCTGAACTACTAATTGATTTTATTGCAGCAATAATTGTAGAGGTTTCTGCAAAGTTTGTTACATTTGTTGTAAAGGAGGCTGTGCTATTATCAGGATGAACGAAAACCATTTTTTCTGATCCTACGGATGGACTAAATCCAGAACCCCATGTTCCATCGGATGAACGAAACATAGAATCTGATGCTGCGCTAAGGTTTTCATAATTGTTAGAACTAATATTGCCACCAACTTCAGGGAATGGTTCTGCACAAGGAATCCAATATCCATTATTTGTTTTTGCAGTACCCAATCTAGTTACCACATCTGTGGAAGAATTTTTTGCTCTTGGATCTTCTGAGAATCCTTTATCAATATCGTATGATCCTACTAAATACCAATCTACATCATCTTCTGGTTGCCAATATAGGTTGACAGCAGTAATTCTTGGATTAAAGGAAGCTAAGTCTGTTCCTGTAAACATAACCAACTGAATACCAGGGCAATTTCCATCTACTACTGTATTTAAGGAAGGTACTCCAATATCTCCATTTGCATCTTTTCCTAACGCACTTTCTTGCACATAATCATATACAAAAGTGCAAGTATATTTATCTTTAGAGCTAAATGTACCAGTGTCCACATCTGGTATTAAAATTGTATCATCTCCGCTACCTGCTGGAAAATGAACAAAAATACCAATTTCATTTGCTGCATCTATATCATTATTTTGATCAAAAGCATATGGCATTGGAATTACGGTTGGCGCAGTGATAGCTAAATCCTGAACATACCAATTATTTACCAATGCTTGCATAGGTGGTTCTTCAAATCGAAAACCATCTTCATAGGTTTGGCTTTTACCAAATACATTTCGCTTTACATGACCATACCATTTGGAAGTATTAGCAAAGGTAGAATCGGATAACCGTAATATTTGACTATGAACAAATAGATCAGCAAATACATCCGATCCACTCCAACCCTCGACTACATTTTCAAAACCAGTGATTGTCGCAACTGTAATCGTAGCTTGACTATCTGTTGATCCACCTATAACATTATCCTTGAATAATAGTTGATCCCCAACCGTGTATCCTGTACCTGGGTTATTAATTGCAACAGTAGGGTTTCCTGAACCATCTGTGGTAATATCAAAAGTTGCACCTGATCCAGTAGTAATCCCCCCTTGATTGGGAACATTGGTATAGCTACCTCCTGCTGTAAATGCTCCCGTAGGAGTTGGAGTAGTATCAGAAAGGGTTTGAATTTTTCTGTCATTTTCTTTATCTAACCTTTGAACCAATACACCACTGGAATAAAACCACCATTGTGTACTTACATCATTATTACTACCATCTTTTTCCGTTCTATATAAAACCAGTTCAGTTTGTTTTTGTAAACCATCACCTTCTCCACTGACAGTTTGTTCTACATTTGGTCTTTCCAATTTACCAGGCTTTTTATTTTTTACCTTACTGAAAACCGTATATTTGTTTTCTTGTAGGTCAAATTCTGACTGATTTGTTACTAATCCACCAGAAAAGTCTCTAATACGCATTTTTGGCATTAGAAATCCTTGTAGTTAATATTAAACTTAGGCTCTCCTGCTCTACGCTGACGATCCATCACCACTTTTTCTTTCCACTCTAACCACTCATTCTTGAAATACGGTATCATATTCATGTCTCTTAATCTTTCTGCGGTTTTCCATGCTCCATAATAAACTAAACATTCGTGATAACGAGTATCTATCATAGGGACATCTGAATCACCAGATAGTGTAGTAGGTAAATGATAGTAGTACACCTTGATTTCTTTGACTACTTGAGGAATAGGGAATATTCCTAAGTTGACATCATTAATATAATATCCATAAGCAGAAGGCATTTGTACATCACCAACATCACTGGAAATATTGTAAATCTGATCCATACCAATGCGAGTCATTTGATCGCTGTCAAAGTCTACTCGATAAATACGAATCATATTTGCCAGATTAGAGCTACCTGCGGAAGCTGCATTTTCTACTTTTGTCCAAGAACTAATCGTATTACCATTTCCATTAACAAGCTGATATTCTCCAGTACCTGCAACACTATTTCTTGTTGCGTATCCATAAAACAAATTTGCCTCATCTGCTAAAATAATTTGAGCTTTGTTAATCAAATCGGTTAATACAGCATCTGCAACCACACTGGTATCTTCTACGCCAGTAATATTTCTTATTTCGGTTCTAATTTGAGTTAATGTCATAATCTCTCTAAGGCGGGGCGAGCAAAATGCCCGCCCCTTAGTTAGTTACTGATTACAGATCAGTTCTTGATGTTAAATACTGAATAACAGCGTAGTCTTTGCTGTCAAACGTACTCATTCCTACACCGTAGATTTGACCTGCTGCAATACCAAGTTTGTTTCCATAATCAAAGGTTTTTTCAACCCAGCTCATTTCATCCACTTTGGCATGACAAGCAGCTCCAGCACCAAGAAATAGGTTACGAGCATAAACAACAGAAGCTCCACCACCATCTGCTGCGGTAGTGATTCCTTCATGCTCATGCACGATTACACCATCATACATACCTAAAGCACCAGAAAAAATTGGATTTTCAGATCCTCTGACATTCGCATTTTTCTGAGCGTTTAGCCATGTGTCATCTTTAGCAAGATCATAGGCTACTTCAGGATGCACTAAAAGAACATAGTGATCTTTTCCATCTACTCTGATAGGCTTCATCTTGTAACTCTTAGTAGTACCAAGCATAGCCATCTTCTTTAGCTTAGAAATATCCTCTGCTGTAGCTAAATCAGTAGTAGCAACAGCAGCTTTTGGATCTGAGTCAGCATAGACAGATCCAGCAGTTTCTGAATCTGCTCTTAAATAAGCACCAGCACCTGATGTTTTTGTTAATGCACTAAAAATTTGTGCATCGTGATCTTCAGCATACTGTCTTTTTAACTGAGCAAGAGCTTCTGAACGAAAGTTATAAAGCACTTTACTATCATCAAAATTACCTGCATTGATAATACCGAAACGCCTTTGTGCAGTAGTAACAGTTACTTCATTAGAAGTAATATTTTGCTCGTTACTTTCCAATGGACTATCACCAGTTACTGCTGTTCCTGTGTATCCTACCAAACCAAAAGTCATATCTTTACCTTTACCTTCTGGCATAGATTTAGAAACGATCATTGATTCAAATGTGTCCCCCATGAACTTAGAGAAATAAATCTCTTTTCCAACTTCATACGCAAGTTGCTTCGCCCATCTGGAGACGTTTAAGCCTGTATCCCAGCTCATAATAAACTCCTATATTATTTAGGATTCTAACAAAGCCTGCATACGGACATCTTCAGGTAGTTTATTCCAATCTGCCTGAGAGATAGCATCAAAGTCAATCGCAGTTTTATTCCCACCAGTAGCATTAGAAAGTGTTGTTGGCACTTCATCTGCTTGGGTAAGTTTTTCTGTGACTTGTTTCACGCCTTCCGTTTTTGCTTTGCTTTTCTCCTGTTGTATTGTCATAAGCGTGTACGCATCTTCAATTTGTGCGATCCCACGCTCATCTCCGAATTTGGCAACAGCTTGGAGTGCTTCATTGGACATATCAGGGTGTGATTTGATAAAACCATCTATCATATCCTGTTGAGCTTGCTTCATTCGTTTCTCATTGATCTCTCTTTCTTGTACTTTACGCTGTTCAGCGAATTGTTTTTCTACGATTTTAGAGATATGTGGGGTGAATGAATTAGCATCATACGGATCTAATTCTGGTAATTCTGGCTCTACTTTCTGTGGAGCGGTATTTACCCTAACTTCATCAAGTGACTTACGCAGTTCACCAAGTTCATTGGTCTGCCTGCCATTGAGTTCCTGAAGATTCCTATAAGACTTATCTGTATTTGAAGCATATTCTACCAACTCATCCACAGAAGAAAATTCTCTGTCTCCGACTTTATAGCTTTGTGTTTCTGCAACAGGTGTCTCTGCTGTTTGCTCTGTTACATTTGATTGTGGAGAATCCGTGGCAGTGCCATCCAATTCTTTAGCCTCATCAATGTAGTTTACTTGCTCTTCCATTGTACCTTGTCCTTTGTTTCGGGGGTGTTATGAATCACGATTTATCCTTACCAGCCATAGGCTGTGCTTGCTGCGCTTGCATTTGTGAGGATCGCTCTTCTTCAAATTTCTCTAGGATTTCCCTTCCTGCATCCATGTCGGAAAGCTCTACATAAAGCGGGAATAAACTCGAAAATCCATTCCTGACAAGTTCGCCCACCTGCTGCGCTTTGGCAGCTTTCATTGTAGGTGAGTTCTCGCCCTTATCAAGAACAATATCAAATTCAAATTTTTCAAAGTTGGTTAAAAACCTTGCTATGGTTTCATTAATGACTTCTACCTCTTCTGGAGACTCTGCTTTTTCAGTTTCTGCACCAATAATTCTTTTAATTTTATCTGGAGTATAAAATTGTTGCATATTTTTTAATGCCTGCATCAGAACAGTGGTCTTAGTCATATCTAAGTTTTCCATCTGCTCTTGTAAGGTCATCATACCTTGTCGTATTCTGGTCTGAGCAGCAATACCACTTTCTTTGGTAGAAGTCGCTACCCCCATCATAGGATCAGTAGCACCACTAATTTCTTTGGCATCAAACTCTGCTTTTTGTTCCATAGCAGCAATACTGCCTACGATAGAAAGGTGAGAGTTTGACCATTGCTGCATAAAGTCCGTAATTCGCCCCTTAAAGCCAGGAATACCAATCCACCTACCTGATGTAGAGGCTTCGTTCATTTCCTCCTGTGAAACCTTATTTCCTGAAAAGACACCGCCACCTCTAGGGGATCGGTTGATAATATCCAACATCTGTGAACGCCTTTTATCTTTTTCACGCTGTGGGTCTTTCATATTTTCTACAATACCAAAGGTTTCAATGTAATCACCCATATCTTCAAAGTGATAAAAGTAAGGAATCAACGGAAATTCGTTGTGCATATACGGATTATTCTTTTTTTCCTGTAAAATGTGCATACCAGCAGTTAATGTCACATAGGTTTTAGGAACTACCCTACTAATGACACCAAAATCTGTTTTCATAGGTACTTTTGCAGCCTCTTCAAGAGCTTGTAACTCTTTAATTTGTTTTTCTGCTGCTCTTTTGGACTCAAAACCGTTTGGAGAAATTCTTGCAGAGGCTTTATTGATGATAAAATGCTCTTTTTCGTACTCTCTGTTCCACATTTCCAAGACTCTGACCTTTCTATGAGCAGGATCTAAGTGATATGCAGGGTTAATCGGTTCAGCATTACGGTAATAACTA